CTCAAATGGAATGAAACATTGTCCATTGTTAAAGAGATTGGCGGTTTTGCTACTATGAAACCCCGTGCCATCCAAAATCTTGTTCCACAAGTTCATGCCGCGATGTCTCCCTTCGCGCGTCTTTATAACCGAATTTTGCATTCATCATTTAATGGTGATATTTTGAAAATCGGAGGCAAAAATGTTCGTATTATTTTTGCTTCTGGTTCGAATGGTGATGAATTGAATCGGATTGGTGCCTTGATGACTGACGGTGTTTTCACCGTTGTTGTTTCTGGCGACGATTCGGTTGTTTCATTCGGTGTTGAAGCGCGTGACGGTGTACCGTTTGGCGAGGCTGATCAATCTGCTTTTGATCATACTCAGGACGATGGTCCATGTAAGTTTTTTCAAGGTTATATCCAAGCTTTTCTTGGATTTCCGCCTGAATTTACTGAGATGGCATATCGTGCTTGTTCTTCGTCATACACCGCTCGCAAAGGTCGTTTATTTGTGAGAGGGGCCTGCGGAACCCAAATGCCCACTGGGATTACTACCACTACAACCTACAATTCATTTGCTACGGCGATGATGTGGGTTTTTTGGTTGTTAAATCCCAAAATGGGTGTCGTTGAGGCCGGTCAAAGGCTTGGGTTCAAAGTTAAATTTGAACCGAGGCTTTCGCTGGCGACTACCACCTTTTTGAAAGGTTGGTGGATCAATGACACGTTGGGTGTTCCTTATTGGGTTCCGTTGCCTTCTGCCTGTCTCAAACTCGGTAAAATGATTTCTGATCCCGTTTGTATCACTGCGTTTACCGTGTATGGAAAGAGGAAATACCGGACTCCGCATGACGCTGTTTTGCGTTGTGCGTTTGCTTTGGCGTCATCGTATAATCAAGTGCCTGTTGATTATCCTATTTTTGGCATGTTCCTCCAAGTTCTTTTGAGATTGGGTTTTAAAAACCAGACGGCTTTGAGTAAGCTCGATGAAAGCTACAAGCCAATGCTTGGTAATTGCTTTCCGAGCCGTAGTGAAGCCTGTATCGCAATTTTTTCCCGTTACAATATAACAATTCAAGAAATTGAATCTGTGGAAAAATTGTTGAGCAAAATCACTAGCCTCCCTGCGTATGTTGAACACATTGTGTTTGACAAGCTTGTGAGTATGGACTATTAAATGGTCCATGTCAAGGGTACGGACATTTTTGGAAGGATTTGCGCCCTTCCCCTCCGAGCATCGGGTTTTCAAAACCCGACGGGCCTTTATCAAAAAAGATAAAAAACTTGAAAAATATCAAGAAATGGTTTCAAAGAAAACTATTAAAAACAAAGAAAAACGTGTTGAAAGAGCGATCGTACGTGCGGAAAAACGCGTTGCGATCCCTCACGTTCAAGGTCAAGGTAGCTATTATTCCGATAATATTGTTCC